AGCGCCCGGACCAGCTTCGTTGAAGTCGATGATCTTCGCGCCGTCCTGATCGTAGTCAACGATAAGGATTGGCAGGCCGTTGTAGATTGCCACGCGCTGACCGAATTCGTCAAGCGTGAAGTCCATGTCGCCACCGACTCCGTTACGAGCGGCAGACGAAAGCTTGTTGCGCATTGTCTTCGACATGATCAGGTGTGTTGCACCGTCAACGCGGTCGATTGCTTCGTCCAGAGCTTCGAGGGTCAGAGGCGAGTTGGCGGCAGGAGCCGTCAGGTTCGCAGGGACAAGCTGGTAGCCAACGATACGCTTGCGCAGACCGTCGAATTCACGCGGATTGACTTCCGAGTCGCCGTTGATCATCTTGGCGCTGATGGCAAGAGCCATCGCCTTGACTTTCATAGCTTCCTGAGTTGTACGAGCCTGCTCGCCGCGAGTCTTGATGATCGCCTTGTCAACGTCAAGCTCACCACCAGCGATGCGCAGGACTTCGACTTCAGGATTCATCACGCCTTCAGAGCCAGTGTAGCTCTCATTGAAGCCACGGAACGCAACACCCGGAAGCTTACCTTCCTTCGTGTAAGAAAGCGATCCGCCCGGAACGTCTTCGAAAGGCATCACACGAAGAAGGTCGCTGTTCGCAGCAAACATTTCGATGATAGCGGACTTCTTGACATCGCCGTCATTCAGCTTGTTTGCTTCCAAAAGAGTTAGAGCCATGGGTATTCTCCTAAAAAGGCGTTAAAAGTGTTTCGTTGTCGAAAGACTTATTGCTTCCTGTTCGCCAACGCCAGCTTTTGTTCCGGCTTCAGCTTTGCGAACGCTTCTTTTGAAAGTCCGCCGAAAGCAGTGTCTTTACCACCGCTGGCTCCGCCACCGTTGGAATTTTTGAATAGGTACGAGTGCTTCTCACTGAGTTTCCCCAGCCACTCAAGAACGGACATAGGCGTTGCGCCATCTGATCCGTAAATTGTTGCCTCGCCATTCTTCGGAATCAGCGTCCCGTCAGGCTGAACCACAAAAACCTTGTAGGCTTCCTGAAGGATATGAGCGAGAGCTTCTGGGTTTGCGCCCGACTTCTCGTTCAACACTTCCGCCGTAACGGCGCGGTCGATATGGACACGCTTGATTCCCGCATCCAGCTCGGAATTCTTCAGCTTCAGGTCAGAAATTTCTTTTGCCTGAGCCTGAGTCTGCTTGTCGTATCCTTCCTTCATATTGGCGATACGCTTCGCAATTTCGTTTTCGATGTCGTCCTTCTTTGTCAAGGTACCATCCTTGACCTTCTGATCGACAGCGCGAAGAGCGGCAAGCTCTTCTGCAAACTTGTCTGCATCTTCACCGACAATCGGCAGAACCTTGGCAACCACCTTAGAAAGGTCGTCGCGTTCTTTGGAAAGCTTGATGTTGTTCTCGCGGAACTCGTCCAGCTTTGTCTTCGGAACTAGGTTCAGGACAAACTTACCTGCATCGTTTTTCTTAGCATCTCCGCGAAGTTCTTCAGCGATCTGCTCAACGTTATCAAATAGAAAATCAGGCATAGTAGTGTCCTCTCCGAGGTAAAGATACAAAGTTTCTCTGAAACTTAGACCAAAGCACCTTGCTTTGGGTTTTTTACAGACGACTTATCGAGGATGTCTGTCAGTTTCCTTTGGGCGGCGCGTTTATCTTTAAAAGGTCCTACCTTCAAAAGAATAAAGCCCTTACCCGATTCATCTTCTTCCACAGTCGCAATGCCGTGGGGTTTGGGTGTTTTAATCATTGGCTTCTCGTCGGGAGAAAAGGGAAGTGGCAGTTTTTAAAGAGGTTCGCCAGCCTCGGATTGGTTGCGTTTTTTACGAGTCGCAAGCTCCATTCGCTGCGGTGTTATTGTAGGACCGCCATCCTAGGGTAGTAATAACGCGAGGCGTCTCTAGACTAACCTCTAATATGGTGGCCCGCCGAGACGGACCATAAACTGGTGGGGATTCTGTTTCGAAGCTCCCCAAAGCTCAAGCTGCCACTCTCATGTCAGCAAAAGGTACATTATCATTGTCCTTTTCCGTTGTCACTGTCGAATCCTAACTCAACCCCATTGGTGGAGTTGGCGAGTGCTGCCCTCGCGTCCAGCGACGAATCTTTATGTTGCATGTATATCAAAAACGAATAAGAAAGTCAAGAAAAAACGACTAACTCCAAAATTATTTTTTCTTTTTCTTCGAAACTCTCTCCAGATATTCAGAAAGACTCTCTGTAGGAATCTCAACAAACTCGTCAGACAAAACATCTTCGACAGCCATCTCGTCAACTATTTCATCGAAGTCGAAGGAGTCTTCGTCGTGGTTGTCATTGAAATGTTTGGGTATTCTTGACATTTTTAGGCTCTGGCAGGTGGTTTTGGCTTATTAGCAGCTGCTTTTGCCGCCGCTTCTGCGCTCTGGCGCTGGACTTCAGCCGCCATCTCTGCGATAGACATCTCCTGCTTGAGAGTTTTATTATCCATTTCGTGCTTAAGTTGACCAGCCGCATCCGGGAATCCAGCCTGCTTCGCCTTGATGTCTGGATTATTGGGGAAGTTCTGAGCATTGGCAATCTGGCGCTTGTACTCGTCAAAAGTCATGTACTCAGGGATAATCTCAGCCTTGCGCATAACCGAGTATAGGACTTCTACTGGAAGAACACCTTCCTGATACATAAGAACAAAGGCGCGGAATTCTCGGGCTGACAAGGCGTCGAAGAGGAAGTCTTGATTCAGCTCGATGCGGATGTCAGCGAAAGGCTTATTCTGCCACTGCGCCCACCACTTCAAAAGCTCCGATAGGCCAATGTTGATGACTGTAGAGGCATTCAGCAATAGGGACTGCTCGTTCTTTTCTTTCAGCTTGATTAGGTTGTCGCTTTCTGCAACGGCAGACGAACGGACGCCAAGCATACGACCACCAAGGGCAGAGATATGCTGCTCTTTCATGTCGAGTGCCGACTCCAAGAATTTCAATCCCTGACCGTTGTACTCGATGACTCCGGGGGCTTTATCTCCAGACCACTCCCAAACAACGGAAGGCCCAACCGTGTAAGCACCTTTCGACTCTTCCTGATTAGCCACATTGATGTGATACACAGGCATAGCGGTGAAGAATCGCCCATGCTCAAGCATTGCTGAAGACTGGTAGTGGCTGATGTTCATCAAGGCGATGTCGAGGATCGGTGACTTGTCGATTGAAGGAAGGTTCGACAGAGGGCCAAAGAACATGAAAGGAATAAAGTTGAAAGGAACACCGCGCTTTGTCGGAGTGACCTGTTCTCCAGACTTTGTGTCATCGATAGACGGCACAGTCGTAGCATCTCTGAAGATGTACTGTCTGTAAACGCGGTCATTATCGAGGCTAAGGATTCTGTAATTGGACGTAAAGGTCTTCGATCCTACCGTCTGTTCAGTAGTGCTTGTCCCGACAGAAGTCTTCAGTACCGATTGATCGGCCTTGTTGCTATCGGCATCTTCTGAAGATACTTCTCTGAGAACGACGCGTGTCAGCTCAAATCGACCATCGATGTCTGATACTGTCCAGTCGAGAATATTCTCTGCGACATATCCGGCAAAGAATGGAGTTCCCTTACCTGCATCATCCATGTCCAAGAGAACGCCGTAGCGTCCTACCGTGAAAATCTCCTGAGCAATTTCCTTTGCAAACGATTCCACGCTTGCGTTGCTTTTAGTCACCTTCTTGATTACTTCATTCAAAGACGGATCAAGTCCGTGAACCTTTGGTTCGCGTCGGAAAATTGTTCCTACAAGTCCGTTCACTGTGCGTGAAGTCATGTTGTAGAAATAGGCTCTGCTAAGGTATCCCCTATAGTCTTCGTCGCTGTGACCGGGGAGCTGCGGGAGGTACTTGGTCCCTTTCTCCTTGATCTCATACTCACCGATCATGCAATCGCGGATCGTCTCCCAAGACCTCTGCCAATAAGTATACTCGGGATGCGTTCCTGAGATAGCTACCTTAATTGATCTTCCTGAGATTGCGGAATCATTTGGGAATGTGTTTGACATGATGTTACCTTAGATTACGAGAGGCTGTCCGTTGATTGTAACAGCTACTCCTCCGATTGTAAGTTGACCAGCCGGATTAAGAAGAGCGGCAGCTTCTTTAGAAAGCATTGACAAAGAAAGACGGACAACGAAAGCCGATGAAGCTGGGCCGTTATCTCCGTAGATCACCTTGAACTTTGTTGTCGGAGTAGCGTTAGTGAGGAACGCTAATGTCTCCGATACCGGAACGCTTGCGGTTGTGAATGCAGGCTTCAGTAGGCCGATGTTGTCTTGGTCGTCGATCAGAATCTTGGCGCGTGGAATTGAGTTTGCTGTTGCTGACGAATATTTCAATCCGAGATTTACAAGCCACACACCGCTTTTCAACCCAGAAATTTCGTTTGAAGTGAACGCTACTCCAGATGGAATTGTTCCAGAGTATAGTTTCGTTGCATCGAACACTGCTGTTCGGTCAGCTGCGTTTCCGCCTGTCGTATCTGGATAGGCAAAAGACATCGTATCGAAAGACGCCGACCCGGCTGTTACGACTCCGTTCACGCGTTCGTCAAGGTTCGATATGGCTGTTGTGTTTCTTGTCTTGATAGAAATACCGCTACCAAAGTCGATTACAAAGTAATCATGAGCTGGAACAATCGCCTGTACGCGCTCCGGGTTAACCCAATAAGCATCGACATTCACGAAATCTGTGTAAAGCTGGTTCTCGAAGAAAGCTGCAATCTCGGCAGCAGAGTTTGGATCTGAATCAATTGAAGACAAATCGATAAGAGCCATCGAATCTTTTGTGTCGTACACAATTTCTAGGATAGAGTTTGGTCGCTCACGAATATAGGATACTCGACGTGAGTTGATTTTCTGACCAAGGATGGAGAAATATTGTGCCATTACAAGCTCCGAGTCAGCGCTTCTCTAAGAGGAATACACGACACACCCTTTTTCAAAATGTAGTCGCACAGATTTTCCAAATCCTCTTGAGCAGATTGTGTTCCAAGAGAATTAAGGTTGAATGGATTTGTTGCAACGATCTGCTGCGCATTTCCTGTTTCATTTGTCAGCAACACTTCTTGCGAGTTGTTGAAGATGTCATAAGTTGTCGTTGCATCTGTTGCAGGAGAGAATGCGATGTCAACAGTCGCAACCTTGCCTGTTGTGTAGTTGGTGATCTTCCGAATCTGGCCAGACCCGGTTCCTCCGGTCGTAACGATGAAAGCGCCTAAGTATTCCTGCGCGGTAGCGGATGCGCCAGCGGGAAGCGTTACTGTCGCCGTTCCACCAGCTGCAAGAGTACCCGACTGCTTCACGTCGAAAATCTCATAAAGAGATGTTGTGTCAGCCGCAGGCGACAGCGCTGTAGAAAGCGTTGCAACACGGGCCGCAGTATAAGCGGTGATCTTTCGAATCTGCCCAGCGCCAGTACCCTTTGTGAGAATCAGGTATTTTCCAGTATAAGCGTTTGCTGTCGCATCGGCACGGGAGTCTAGGGTGACGGAAGTCGTCCCACCCGTAGCGATGCCTCCGCCAGCTTTGTACGCGTAGAACAAATCATGGTAAGATGCAACACCGATACCGTTGGAAGAAATGATAGAATCAACAATCGCCATGTTTTTTGGAATCATGACTCGGTAGACACTCGTCGCATCTGTTGCTGGGATGAACGGCTTTTCAACAGTAGCAACTCTACCAGTCGTATAGTCAGTGATCTTGCGTACCTGACCAAAACCTGTTCCGCCTACGATTTCGATGTAGTTGTTAACGTAGTCGCCAGCCGTTGTCGAATCTGTTGCAGCAAGTGTGCAAGTCGTAGTCCCACCGACAGCTAACGTCCCCGTGCTTCTCTGCACAGTATTCCTTCCGTTGTACGAAGGGCTTGCAGACTTGAGTCCAAGACGAGTCCCTGAGCTTGGGACAAGAGCTGGTCCAAACTGATAAAGGAACGAGCGAATCAGAGCGCCATCGGTAGGGGGATCAGTCTCAGGAGAGTTTAAAACAATCGAGCGGGAGAATGGGAAGTGCTTGGCGAAAACGTCGCGCACCGTAACTTCAGCATCGCTTGCGTATGCGGTCCCATCCGGCTTCTTGTTGTTAGCCGACCAATCTCCCCAATATTTCTTCGGCTTGCCATCCAAGAAAGACGGCGTAGTTGCCAGTCCAGAATTATAACCAGCGTAATCGGTGTAACCTTCCTGCGGATTGCGTCCGTGACCAACAGGGAAATTAGGTCCGACAAACGGTCCATTTTCTCCACCCGGATAAGCAGCGGTTAGAACGTCATAGTCAAAAATTTCTTTCGCCCACTTTTTGTAGGCGATGATTTCGTTTTCAACTTCCTGCGGAGAGTAATCTTCGCGGGCATTGTTTCCGAACATGTGGAATCCAAGCTCGTGTCCAGCGTCTAGGAAGTTCTTGATCTGGGTTTCGCTTAGTCGAAAACTATTTCCCGGAGTGCCGACAATAGCAGGATTGTACAAAGAATTCAGAGAAGTGTTGCTCTGGTGATACCCACGAATGCAGAAAAGTGTTCCGCGCTGAGCATTCCTGTCGAGGATTTCTTTTGCGATGGAATGCCAAGTCTCATAACCGTCATCCATGCATAGCGAAATAACAGGGGAAGTCTGCTGCACAAGAGCAAACCTGTCAACGTACACTGTTGCAGAAATTGTTGCTCCAGCGTCAGCTTTTCCGAGAAGACGAATCTGCATCGATGTGCAGTTCGCAATATTCGGAGTTCCGGTGACAGAGTTATTGTAGCCTGTAGTGCCGAGAAGGGTTGATCCTGCGCCTGCAACGAGCAGCGGGAAAGCGATACGAGTCTTAGTACCAAACTGCAACGGACGAGTCGCCTGATCACCAATCAAGTTGTTCCAACGGTAGAAGTTTGCAAGCGCAGAGTCGCCAATATAGAACTGAATTTCGTCAATGGCTGTGGGGTCTGGCGTTTCCAAGTCGATACGCACCCAA